CGGCGCCGCAGCGCCTGGAAATTCATCCGCCGCACCTCCTCAGAAGACGCGCCAATCATCGGGTTGCAGTCCGTGTTTGTAGGCGGTGTAACCGCTGTCGAGCTTCGGCCGCAGCGGCGGCGCCGGTTTCTGACCGACCACCATCACATCGAGCAGCTGGCCGATGAGACCGAGCGCATCGACCTGATCGTCGTGCGCGCCGGCCGGAAACGACAACAGCTCGCTGCGCAAGATCGGATACCAGGATGCATGCTCTGGAACGTAGAGACCTTCGAGCGCCATGCGTCCCCTGATCGATTGCGCGCGCACCGCTTTGTCGCCGCGCGTCGGGAACGTCTCGCGCGCCACGTAGGCTTTACGCTCGCGGCAGCGCCGGTCGAGATACGGGCCGATGCCCGATTTGATCTGGCCCTGCTCCTCCGCCCAGCCCATCGGCTTGTATTTGATGACCAGATCGCAGAACGCCTCGACCCAGCGGTCGGACGATGCCTGCTCGCGCCAGATGTCGAGCACATACATGCGACCGTCGGGATCGAGCCCGACCAGCGCATGCACCGTGTAATCGCCCTTGCCTTCCGACACTGCATAGTCGGAACCGCCGTAGACGCGCAGCAGCTCGCGGCTGGGCAAGGTGGCAACCGGCTTGAGCCATTCGGCTTTGAAATAGTCGCCTTCTTCCGGCGCCGGCCGCTGCTGATAGAGCGCCGTCCATTCGCGCACGCCGACCGCGCGGCGCTTGCGTTCGAGCTGCTCCAGGTCTTCCCACTCGGGCCACAGCGCTTCGCCTGGCTGTCGCCCCATCGGGTCGTCGGCTTCTGCTTCTGCCGGCAGCGAGATGACGGTCCATTTGTCGCCGCCCACCGCCATCTCGGCCAGGATGCGGCCGGCGAGGTCGTCCTCATGCCAGCGTGTCTGGATCAGCACGATGCGCGCGCGCGGCTTGAGACGCGGATAGATGTCGGCGCGGTACCAGTCCCAGGTCTTGTCGCGCATGGTGGGGCTGTCGGCGTCCTCGCGCGATCTGACAGGATCGTCGATCACCACCAGATCGCCGCGCCAGCCGGCGACCGAGCCCTGCACGCCTGCGGCAAAATATTCACCGCCCGCCGAGGTCTCCCAGCGGCCGGCGGCCTGTGAGGTCGCGGCCAGACCGACGCCCAATAAATTTTGGTGCTCGCCGATCAGGTTCCGCACGCGGCGGCCCCACTTCTCGGCCAGCTCGGCAGTGTGCGACCCAGCGATCATCGAATGATCGGGGTGCAGACTGAAATAGAACGGCGGGAACAACACCGAAGCGTAGGTCGACTTGGCACTTCCAGGCGGCATGAACACCGCCAGCCGGTCAAGATCGCCGGACGCCACCGCGTTAAGATGTTGCAAAAGTAACCGATGATGCTTCGCCGGCTCGAAGCCGCACAGCTGACACCACCCTACCAAATTACTTCTCAGCTCGCGGCGGCGCAACATTTCGTGTGCAGCCTGCTGTTTTGTTAGATCAGGCATTGCACGCGACCCGCGTTGTGGTAGTTTTTTTGAAATCAGGAAAACCGACTCGATGGTCCCGAAATATCCGTTCGAGGTGCAGCGGCACTTTCAGATCAGTCTCGACAAGCGATCGATGGAGGTGAAAAGCTTCGAGACGTTGCCGGCGGCAACCGAATATGCGAACAGCGCAAAACGGATGCCGAGCACCCGACGGGTGGTGACCAAGATCATCCTCGATGACTGGAACCCGCATCACGAGGAGAACGGCAATGGCAACGGACGACAAGCGCCTGGGTGACGCGCCGATCGAGGAGAAGTACCGCGAGCTGATGAACTCGGTGGCGCGGATGCTCGATCAGATTTTCAATCCTGACACCTTCTCTCCGCACGAGCGCGGCATCGACCCATCATTGCGCAAGACCGGCTTCGTGCTGCTGGTGTTCCCATTCGGCGATCACGAGGGCCGCTGCAACTACATCAGCAACGGCGCCGATCGGCACGACGTCGTCATCATGATGAAGGAGCAGATCAAGCGCTTCGAGGGTCAACCCGATGTGGAGGGCCACGCATGACGCATCAGCTGGTCAACAAGGATTACGATCTGCAGCAGCTGCCAACATGGTCTGGCGCCTCGCAGACCGAGCCCAGCGCGCGACCCGAAACCGGCCCGATGGCTTTCGGCGACGACTGGCCTGGAGTGTTCATTCGCGGCGACAACGCGCTGATGTATGCCAAGGCGATCGACGGCTATCTCGGCTTCATGGAGAGACAGCGCACCGTGCAGCCGAATATCTCCAAGAGCGTGCTCGAAGGCCTGCGCGATCTCCTGCGCAGCTGCTCGGTCGGCAACACCGGGTGGCCGCCATGACCGTCGGCGAGAGCATGCTGCGCGAGCTGGACGGCCTGCGCCGCAAGCTCGCCCGCGTCGAGCAGGAGCGCGACCAGATACGCAAGCAGCTGATCAGCGCGCGCCGGCAGAACGAATACATGCTCGCCAGCATGCGCAAGCTGTACGAGGACGTGCGCAGTGAGCAGAGCAACGAGCGCGTCACGCTGTTCGACAATACCGCGCGAGGCCGATGATGCTGAAGGTTAAATTCCTCGACAGCGGCCGGGAGCCGAAATCGCCGCCCAACCCGAGCTTCCCGCACGGTATGGACGTCGACAGCGGCGAGCGGCCCGCCTGCAAGATCGAGCTGCCCTATCCGGCGCCGCGCTGCGGCATCTATCTGATCACTTGCGACATCTGCAACATCCATGTCGGCATCACGGTCGCCGGGCGTCCCGACGATCCGCGCTCGATGATGGTGCCTTGCAAGGTCGTGAAACACTGATGCGCGCCGACCAGCTCACCATGTGGGTGGTCTACGACCATCCGCGCGACTATCGCTTCGGCTTCCTGGCGCGGCTGTGGAACACACTGCCACAGCCCGAGCCGACCGACATGGTGCTGGTGGCGCCGACGCTGGACGAGCTGCGCGAGCAGATCACCGAGCAGGAGCCGTGGCGCGTGCCGCTCGATCGCATGCTTAATGACCAGCCGTACATCGTCGAAGTGTGGATATGATGATCCGCGAACACGTCAACGTGCTCGATCTGAAGGAACGCATTGCCATCAGCGATGCCTACAGCGCGGCCGAGCGCTCATTGTTGCTGATGGCGGTCAACATGCTGACCGACTTCGACCGCGTCGAATTCGAGCTGGCAAGCCCGCAGAACAATAGCGCCGGCCAGTCGCTCGATCAGATATTTATCTGGCTGTCGGTCGACGGCGGCGGCGAAGGCATCTGTGCGATGGCGCTGTCGGACGAGCTGCCCATGGTGCCGATGGTCACGCACAACATCGACACAGCGAAGCGTCTGATGCGACCCTATGCGCGCAACGCCGTGAAAACCTTCGGCAAGATCGTGCGGCTGGTCCGGTTCAGCCGGCGAGAGGTAATGGAGACTTTGCGACCATGATCACCGCCGCCAAGGGGCCACTATGACCGATCTCGGCATCGGCAGAGCCGTCTGCGGGCAAGCCGAGCGCCAGCTCGACCAGCTGTACGCCCTCGCCAACCCCAAGACCAAAGAAACGATCCGCCAGCTGCGCAAATGCCTGCCGGTCTTGGAGCGGGTGGTCGAGCAAATCTGTCCGACCGCATTGGTGGACGGCGCAGATGGCCTTGAGATCACGGCCGGCGTGTCGCTGCCGGTGACGCCAGGGCGCACCTACATTTTCATCACCACAAGCGGCGACGTGCTGCTCACTAATGTCGAGGTGCTGCCGTGGCCGGACGCCACGAAACTCGCCCAGCTGCGCGCCGAGGAGAAGTGGCGCTCCAAAGTGTGGACCGAAATCTACGAGGCGGTGCTGCGCAAGGACGCGCGCATCGCGGTGGCCGGTATCGATGCGCTGGTCGAGCCGCAACAGTCGGCAGTGATGGAGCAGCAGATCAGTGAAGTGCTGCGCAAGGGGTTCTACCCAGCGGTGCTGGCGCTGGTCAGCAAGCGCCGCATCGGCGAGATCATCCGCGCGGCCGGCTCGGTCGCGGTGCTGATGCTGCCGCCGTCGCTCGATCGGCACGCATGATCGAGCTGCTCGCCTTCGAGCGCGACTGCATCAATAGCGGGCATTGTCCCGACTGCAACTATCGCGGCTTCATCCTTGGGCCGCGCGGCGGCGCCGGCATCAACATCGAATGCGGCAACACCAATTGTCGCGCTCGCTTCAACGTCACGCCGTACGGCGGCAAGGTCGTGATGGCCGAGCGCATCGAGCGCGAGATCGAAGGCGGCTCGGTCTGGCCGAGCAAGCCATGAAAGCGCGCAACGCCTACATGGTGAGCCGCGACAAGGCCCGCGTCATCCATATCCTGCACGGCGGTTTGCCGCTTTGTTTGTTCAGCCGCGAGTGGCCGCGCGACTGGCCACACGGCCACATCTGGGTCAGTCTCGCCGAGGCAGCGCAGGCAACCTGCGTCGGTTGCCTCAGCAAACTCAAGGCGCCGGATTTGGACAGGCCACCGAGCGGCTCCTGACAATGTCGTTGATGCTCTGGCTGTTGGCCAGCACCTGACTGACCAAGGTCTCGCGATACTTCGCCGACAGATGCAGCGCATAGAAAATGAACACCAGCAGCGCCATGTTGGCGACGCTCAGCGCCAGCACCGCCGGCTGACCCTTGAGCGCCTCGATGAAACCGCCGGCAACCTTCGCGCCTTCCTCAATCGCGCCAGGGTTCATCGATCAGCCGCGATCCGCTCGCGCTCCCTGATGCGCCACAGCCGGCTGTCGACCGTGCTCTCGTGCAGGAAAAACTTCTTGGCGATGTCGAACGTGTCGAGCCCGTTCCTCCAGGCCAGCAGCAGCGAGTTGTCACTCACCAGCAGCTGACGATCGTCCCTGAATATCCCGAACGGGCTCGGCCAGCGCATGCTTGCCCTCGCGCAACTTCTGCAGCGGACTGAGCGACACCTCGATCCGGCCCAGCGGCGGCGGCTCCGCACATTTATGATCCGGCCCCACCGCCAGCAAGCTCGCCCCGCACAGCGGACAGTTCACCGGCATCACAGGCTCGCCACCACGCCCTGACAGAAGCCGCGATACTTCCACCTCGCGTAGCGCTCGGCCCTGGCCTTGCGCTCGCTATTGAGCACACCCAGCTCGGCGCTCTTGCCCAGCCAGCTCTCGACGTAAGCCTGCTCGCTGATGCTCGGCAGCTTGACCGGACGCCGCTGGTTGAGCGTCTCGGCCTCGCGAACCTGGCGCGCGACCTGCACGTCGATCTCGTCGAAGACACGCCCCTGCGCACTGGCCGCAGCCCCAGCATCAGCCAGCAGCTGGTCCTTGATCGCAGCACGCCGCTTGCGCATCAGCTCGCGCATGTACGCGCGCCGCTCAGATCGAGCCATGTTAGCCACCCCTGTTAGCCATGTTAGCCAGGGGGGCTGTTAGCCACCTATGGCCCAGCGGAAGGGACGTTGGGTGAGTGGGGCCCCACATTTTTGAGGGGGCCCCACAAGCCCGAGAATGCTACCCCCCGAGGGGGTCGGGCCGGAAAGGAGGGTGCGGCGGCACCCAGGCGGCACACGCGCGCGCCGTGATAGGGAACGAGCAACACGTGAATGATCAATGTGTTAGGTCGTGTGCTCGATCTCCTCCACGTCCACTCCACTGTCGGACGCGTCTTCGAGCGCGAGCTGCTCAACCTGTTGTGCCTCACCGTCGACAATCGTGCCGGCGACGATCGCGGCCAGCTCGGCGTCGGTGAGGTCTTCGGGCCGGCGCGCTGGGGCCAGCACCACACCGATTGCCTGGGGCGCCTTGCCGTACGCGCGATCGAGGATGCGGTCAGCTGCGATGGCGCGCGCGGTCATTGTCGACTTCGGCGACTTCATCACTGTTACCAGGGTTCTTAGTGCTGTCTCGCTGTGCTCTCTGGCCAGCTCGGTGATGGTCCTGCGGATGCGCGGGCTCGCCTTCGGTCTGCCTGATGGGTTGCCGCTGACGCCTTTGCGAAAGGTCATGCGCGCTTGTTCCTGCGCTTGCTTACAAGCTGCTGTCGCTTGCAGGGCGCGCTGTTAGCCCGACTGCCAGAAGCTGGTCAAGGGCTGCGCTGGAGCTGCCGCGCGCCTGGGCGGGAACAGCACGCAGCCATCGGGCGGCGCGAGCGCCTCCTCGATCGTGGGCGAGACCAGCACCGGCGGATCGCCGCGCACCACGACTTGCCGCATGCACCAGCAGCGCTCGGCCGTGCAGCCCTGCTTGCGCGGCTCGGGCCTCACAGCTGCCACCAGACGATCCTCAGCCACAGCGGTCGCGGATCGTACAGCACGAGCGCGCGCGACCTGGGCCGCAGCAGCTGCTTCATGTCGGCCAGCGTGAGCCGCATGCGCGGGTCGCTCATACCGCAGTGTCCAGGCGGTCGATCTCCTCGCGCAGCAACTGCAGGCGACCGCGCGCGTCATGCGCCAAGCTCATCAGCGTCGGCTGCTGCTGCCGTGCTGCTTCGCCGGTCGTCACCTCGCGCGGCACGATGCCGCTCACCCGATTGACAAGCGCGCGCATTCGTTCGACCAGCTCACTGGTTTCGTTGACCAGAAAATTGAGATGATCGGTCACCGTCGCGGATGCTGGGGCATTGCTGGCTGGCATGCCGATGCTGTGGCTCTGGTTCATGGTCCCTCCAATGTGTGCAGCCGCTGCTGCGCTGCCTTGATGACGGCGCGATCCATCACACCCTTGTGCAACAGCTCGCGCCGTTCGTTGCGGGTGAACTTGCGAAACCATTTGCGGCAATCGAACGCGCGACAGATTTGCGGCGCGCGCTGCCAAATCGTGCAGCCGGCCTCGCCGAGATAGATGCAGCTGCCGTCCGGCTTGTGCCTGAGCATGCGCCGGCCATCGCCGTACTTCGCGCGCAGCGCATCGTTCATGGTCGACGGCACAGTGTCGTAGCTGTCGACGTCGTCGCCGTGCTCGGGGAACAGCATGATGCGCTCGTCGCGGCAGCAGGCGGTGCAGCCATTGCAGGGCACGACCGAGCGCTCGCTCATGCAGTGATCGGCTTTCCGTTTTCGTCGCGCAGCGTGCGCCAATCATCGAGCGGGATTTCGATCATCGGCTCGCGATCGTTGGACGACTTGACGATGCGCTTGCAGCCACCGACGCGATTGTGCTCGGCATCGATCGAGGTCAGCGGCATCCAGGCGATGCGGTCCAGGAACTTGACGGCGTAGATCGCCGGCACGCCAAGCCCGAGGCTCGCCAGTGTCAGCGCCAGCCACTTGCGCACGTTCAAGAACACAGTCGGGTAGGTGTCGAAATCATGCGCGCGCGACTTCAGCTCGGCGAGCATGACGAAGTCCTCGTTCTGCTCGATCCACCAATCGATGCGCTGATACTCGCCCTTGTATTTGTGAAATTCGCAATGCCATTCGCGACTGAGAACGGCGGCGACCAGTTGCTCGTTGGCATCGTCTTCGGGCTGCGCGAAGCGCTTGGCGCCCGTGATGCTGAAGATGTTGCTGCGCTGGTAGTAATCGCTCATGCGTGCTGCGGCCGACGCTCGCAGCGCCAGGTAATGGTGCGGCCATAGAGGCGGCGCCAATGGTCGAGCTGCTGCAGCGCGCCCCGCTCGCAGCTGTCGATGCTCTGGTACTCGCCCCCGAGGAACTGCGCGCCCGATACCAGCTGGAACATCAGCACGTAGACGACCATGGCCCAGCTCCAGGCTGTAACATTTCGTGATCGGGGCCGCCTACGCAACTATTGCGTATACGCAAAAACTGCTTATGATGGGGTCCAGGCGATCACGCCTGATTGGGAGCAATGAGCAATGAAGACCTTCAGCATCTACTACATGACGCCCGAGTTTTTCCGCGACGGCTCGATGGGCTTCGCCTTTCTCAAGAAGCACGGGCTGCTGCCGGCGCTTGGCGCGCTCGATCGCACGCATACCTTCCTGCGCAACCTCGAAGCCCGCGACCTGGAGGATGCCTTCGGCAAGATGCAGGCCGAGGTCTGGTCGCCGAACGGCGAGGCGGCCGGCATCATCGAGACTAATGGCCTCGCGCATACCTCGATGTGTGTTGGTGACATCGCCGTCGATCACGATACCTGGGTCGCCCACATGGTCGACAGCTTCGGCTTCACGCCGCTGCCCAAGAACGTCGATGAGCACGTCTGTCAGATCAGCACGCGGGACATGTGAGGTAACGATGACAACGATAATCAACAGAGCGTCAGCGACCTTCCACGTCGAGGTCGACGGCAAAGACTACCAAGTCACGCACGCGCGATGGAATGCATCGCGCTGGCAAGCAGCTGGTGAGCACTGGCGGGTTCTCTCTCGCGTCGGCATCCATGGTGCGGCTCACGAATGCGATCCCGCCAAGCCCACCTTCAAGCGCGTTATCGCGGCTGTGCAGGCCGCCGGCTTCGGAGCCTGCGCGCCGACGCCACAGCCCGAGGCCGTGTGATGACCAAAGCCCAATACCGCGCCGCGCTCGACGCCCTGGGCCTGTCCCAGGGCGACGCGGCCGAGTTTCTCGGCGTCACCGTTCGCACCAGCCATGGCTACGCCAACGGTGCATCGATCCCGACTGCCATCGCCAAGCTGCTGCGCCTGATGGTGCGGCTCCATATTCGAGTGGAGGAGGTGAAATGACGCGCAACCTGCTCACCGATCTCTCGAACGAGTACGTCGCGTGGCGCAAGGCCAACGACATCATCGAGCGCAATCCATACGATGCGATCGAGCGCGAAGACCTGACCGCCGAGCAGCGCCGCTGGCTCAGCGACTACCTCAAACGCTGGGAGGCGCAGCTGTGACCTACGACGATCTGATCAAACAACGAGGAGGCCCGCTGATGGTCGAGCAACGACAGAGCAAGCTGGCGAAGAACACCGAAGCCACCGAGCGGTGGATGCGTCGGCTGTTCCGCGCCACGACCGAGCTGAAGAAGCTGAGCGACGAGCGCAAGCGATTGCTCAAGCCACGCAAGAATGACAAGAAGGCCACCGACTGGACGCCCGACAAATACGTCGGCTGCGGCGGCGGGCTCAACGACAGCCTGGAGGAAATCTGATGAGCATCATCACTGGCATCGTGCTCGGCCTGATCGGCTTCGTGATCCTCTGGCTGATCTTGTACCTGATAGCAGGCGGCGGTCTGCACCCAAGAAACTGAAAAACTCCAAGGGGCCCTGCGGGGCCCCTAAACTTTTCCGGCGTCGGCTTCCGGCACGTAGTCGTCGAACCGGTGCTGCTGATGTCGCCGCGCCTCGCGCTCGCCGAGCACATGCAGGCGCAGATGGTGCAGCCGCGTGATCAGCAGCGGCAACATGACATGCAAGTCATCGAGCTGCTTGTCGCTCATGCCGCCGACTTCCATCACCCGCACTTGCGGGTTGCCGGCGTCGTCGACATCGAGGTTGAGTAATTCGGCCATGCAATTCGATTTCGGTATTAGGTTACGTCTTTGCTCGTCATCAGGTCACCCGCTCTCAACCATCACAGCCTGTTCAACAAAAACCGCTTGCGTTTTTGGAGCGACGCAGCGCAAGCTCGTACTAATAACAGTGCAAGAAAAACTACAACTCGAATGCGGACGACGAGGAGGCCACCCCATGCCGCGCAATATCTTCGGACTGAACCCGCATTATCAGTTCCGCGACCAGGACCCTGTGTTCGACCAGATGCGGACGATCCTGAAAGCGAGCGGGCTCAATCATCAGCAGCTCGCCGAGCGCACGCACATGTGCCGCTCGACGTTTGACGCATGGTTCACCATCAAGTCCACGCACTCGCCGCGCCACGAGAGCGTGCAGATTTTCTATCGCGCCTTCGGCATCGAGTACGGTGCGCGATCAAATCTGCGCGTGGTGGTCGCGCAGGCCAAGAAAGCCCGCCGCGCCGCCTGACTGTTCACCTCGTCATTGCTGGGCATAGGACAGCCGACGAACGAGCGGCTGCGCAGGTTGCCGCCATGACCAAGGATGAATTTCGCAACATGCTGACCAAGATCGGGCTCTCGCAAAGCGAGGCCGCGCGCCGGCTCGGTGTCGACGTCTCGACGGTGCAGCGCTGGGCAGCGGATGGCGTGACGAATGCACCGGCGCTGCTGTTCCGCGCGATCAGCAACGGATGGCTGACCATCGAGCAGATCGACAAGCTGCGCAAATGCGAGCGGCGTCGCGCCAGCAAGATCAAGCCGAGGCGCAAGCGCAAGCGCGGTTCAAGGGGCCGCTCGTGAGCTGTGGTGATCGTGGAGACGTCAGCGGCCCCTTGCCGCACGCGGATCAGATCGGAGGCCACTCCTGTTCCGATCCGCGAATAGGTGGAGAGCGCGACGGCGGCCACGCTCTCCTCGTCCCGTGGCATTCGCAACAAAGGGGACAGCGTCATGCCCTGGGACAAGCTCGGTGGACAGAGCTGTAACTGTTTTTCGCGTGTCAATGATTTGCCCCCCGCTGTCAAGCCCTGATGTAGCGATGTTTCACGTGCAACACATCACAGCATCTTGTGTTTGGCTCACCGCAACCACGGCATCTCGGGTGCAGCTGGCCGCGTCGGAAAAAATCGTGCGAGCCGGTCGCCGAGCATGAGCGCCAAGGTGTCGAGGCCGCGCCACCATGCCAGATATTCGGCGCGCTGCTCGGCAATCCAGATCGGCGACGGCTCCCAGCGCAGCGGACAATAGCTGCCGACAACGTAGCGATGTCGGCCGCGACATTCGCCGACGATCTTTGGATTGGTGCCGCGCTCGGCCGGCACCGGATATGGCCGCGCCTGCTCGTTCACCCAGTTGGGGCGCGTGCCGATGTTGGCATGCATGATCACCAGTGCTGCCGTTCGCTGGCTGCGAACCAACAACACTTGCCGAGGCGGCTCGACCTCGACGCGTACCTTCACCCCGCGCCGATTACTCCAGCTCGCCATTGCCCGTCGCGTGGCCGCTGGTGCGTTTTGTTTGGTCACGGGATGGATGAGGGCGGCCACGCTTCCCAAACGCGCCCAGCCTTCTCGCTCCCAGTCCACGTGGGCATCCTTGAGCTGTCCAGCCTCGCGCTCAATCAGCTCGGCGTCGGGATCGGGCACGCCGAGGTCGTAGCGCTGCGGCACGCTGCGATCGAGATCGTAGGCGACACCGAGCGACTGCCATTCGCCCAGGCGGCCCCACAGCGCCTCCGCCGAGCTGGTGGTGCGCTTCACCAGCTCCTCGCGGTAGGCCCAGGTCAGCAGCCGCTCGATGTCGATCGCGCGCTTCACAACACCTCCACTGGCCCGCCGGTCCTGAAGTTGGGATCGTTGTTGCGGATGTCCGCCGCCATGCGCTCGCAGTCGAATGCGCTGAGCACCGCCTCGCAGATCGGCAGACCGCGCTCGTCAACAAACACGACGTGGCCGAATGGACAGCTTCCACAAAACCGAACCGCCCAGCGATGCGCCTGCTGCACGCCCTCCATCGGCATCATGCACCTCGCCGCTTGCGCTTGAGCTTGCGCTCGATGCGCTGCACGATCTCGTGTGCCTCGCGGTCGCCAGGATCGCTGACGTAGCGCTCGCCAAGCTCCAGCCGCGCGCGCTCGATCTCAGCGATAATCGCCGTAAGTCGAGCGCGGATTTTTTGGTTGTCCGTCGTATCCACTTGCTGCTCCCACCAGCGGCGTGAATTTTCCGGTTTCCTTGTCGATCCAGAAATTGCAGCAGCCGAGGTCGCCGGCATCGGGACACTCGCGCACCTTGACGCTGTGAACGCGCACCGTGCCATCCGCCTGCCGGCCGATCGACAATCCGTTGTCCGATTTGTTGGCGAACGCCGCCGAGCCTTCGATGTCGTAGAGCCCGACGATGTCGTGCGCGACGTTCTTGGTCGGATGCGCAACCATGATCGCGGTGATCTGGAAGTAGCGAGCAAATTGCGCGAAGTCGTGCAGGCAATCGTTGATGTACTCGGTCATCAGCTGCTCGCGCGGCTTGATCCGCTCCAGATAATTCCACGGATCGATCAGCAGCAGCTCGATGTGGTCGCGCTCGATCGCGCGCGCCGCCATGTCGAGCATCCACTGCAGCGTGATGCGATCGTCGCCGTAAAATTCCGCGCGGCAGCTCTGTAGGAAACACTGCTCGCCGATGAAGTGCTCGAAGGCGCTCGCGTCGTCAGCAAACAATCGCTTGAATTTGTTGTAGGCGCCGCCCTCGTTCTCAGGAACGTAGACGAACGATTTGATGCCGTGCAGCCGCGCGACATTGGCGATGAGATTGAACAGGAACGTCGACTTGCCGTTGCCGATGCGACCGGTGACCATCACGGTCTGTCCGCTGTACAGCTTGAACACGCGATCAAGCTCGGGCCAGCCGGTGCTGATCGCGCGCTCGGCGATCGGCGTCTGCTGCGGCAGATCAGCGAGCGCGAAATAGCCAGGGATGCCGTGACGGAATTTTTCTGCCTCAGCGCTCATAGCGGAAGCCTCCGATTTGGTTGTTGGTTTTCTCAGTCCGCTCGCGATCGATCTTGGCTTTGGCGTTGTGCTTGCCGAGCAAAGCCGAGCACGCCTGGAACCAGTTGGCCTGTTGAGCAGCCCAAGGCTCCATCGCGATCAGCTCGGCGTTGAGATCGAGATAGACGAAAGCTTGCTTCCAGCGCTCGTAGTCCCTGGCGTTGAGCTTGATGATCCCTTGCTCGAAAGCGTAGCCGTGTGTCGCGCCGTGAGGCGCGCCTCTTACACTCTGCTCTGCTCTGCTCTGCTCTGGTGCGTTTCGTGGAACGTTTCGTTCGCGTTTCCTGAAACGTTTCACCCGCTCGGTGGAGCTGTCGCTAACATATTGCCGGCCCTGCCAATTGTGTGGAGCGTAGGTGTCGCCGACCGCGTCAAACAAACCGCGCTCGACCAGCTGTGCGATGATTTTCTGCGTCGCGCCAGGACGCTGGCGCACCCAGTGAGCGCAGTCCCGCACGGTGGGTAGAACGCCGTTATGTGCGGCGGTAAGACAGCACAGATTGAACCAATGCTTGAACAGCGATGGCGGCAAGCGTTGTAGCTTGGGATCGTGCGCTGCTTCGGTCCAGGCGCGCCACCACGCTTTACCGCCAGCTGCCATCGCGCCCCCGCTGCATGTTGAGGCCGCGCCCGCGCTTGCCGCTGCGGTTGAATGCGAGCGCGTCGTGGCGTGCGCAATAGCAGCCGATCGCCGGCTCGCCGCAGAAGCCGAAGCCGGCGTCGCGCGGATCGCCGACCGGCCAGCGACAGCGCTCGCTGGTGAGCGCGAACAGATCGCAGCTCGGGGTATCGTGTGGTGGCGCTGGTGGCGCTGGGGGCGGCGCTTGTGCGGCGGCTCGCTCGCGCTCGCGCTGACGTTGACGATACCAGCGTCGCTTGCGCGCCAGCGTCTGTGCCCTGGTCGAACGGATCGGCCGGCGTGGCAGCTCCAGCTTGAGCCGATGCACCTTGGCGATCACCATGCAGCGAGTGAACATCGTGCCGAACTCGCTACTGAGATCGCGCGCCAGCGTCGCGGCGCTGCAGCTCGCCTCCTTGATCAGTTCACGCAGCCGATCGGCGTGAGCGGTTGGCCATGGTGTCCCCGCCATGGTCGCCTCCCATGTTTGTTTAGTTATCGGATGGGCAGGAAGTCCTCAGCCTTGAGCGCGAGCTGTTGGCGTCGCGCCTGCTTGAGCAGCGCCGGATGATAGCGTTGCGGGATGATGCCGCCGGTGCCACCGCGTTTGATCGGCGCTTCCCAGCGGTACGGTGCGGTGTAGGACACGTCGGCGATGACAGCGATCTTCGCCTCGCCGCCGAACAGCCGGATGATGCTGGCTGCGGGCTCCAACGCACGTGCTTTGCGCCGTGCCCCGACGCGTCCGTTCCTCTTGATGGGCATAGTATTCCCCACGGCGGCCCGCGTGTGGTCGTCAGCTAAGGCGTGGTGGGTTGGCGCGTTGATATTGCTACGAAATCCAGCTGTGTCAATCGTGTGACAAATCTTCTTGAAATCTTATTAGCCGTTCAATGGGTTAACCCCATTGGTCCTATACCGCATTTTGCAGTAATGCCGGCTACCTTATTTTGCGGTATACTTGGGAATGCTGCAGATCGGTGATTCGCATGGCTGTCATTGCTTGCCTTTGGCTAACAATCAGGTAGCGGGTTAAGGGGCAGCAATGCTGTCGAATTACAGGCCTACCGCTTTTTGACGGGGACATCGCGCAGCTCTACTAGGCACTTGCGTAATCCGAGCAATATAATTGTTCTGGGTTTCAGAAATACTCGGTTTGACGTTGGCAAATATCCGGTAATACCAAGACGGCCTCCCAACCTGTCGGAGGCCACCATGGTATCAATCGTCGAGCACTTCGGGCGTCGCAAGCCCGAGCCGCAGCTGCGACAAGACCCGCAGATGCCGGCAGTGCAGCGGCCGATCCCGCCGGCACCGCACGAGGACAGCGCACGCGCGCTGGCATTCGTCACCCGCCTCAACGACGACGTCGCCGAGCTGCGCCAGGAGAATGGCCGGCTGCGCGCCGATCTCAACCTTGCGCTGATGCGTTGCCGCGACCTGGAGCGCGACCGCGCCGTCACGCTCAACGATCTGGAAGTCTATCGCCGCTACAGCGTCGAGGTCCGCACGCACCTCTCCCACATCATGGATGTCGTGCAGCGCGCCAACGAAGCGGCGCTCGATGCCGGCGACCGCCAGCTCGCCCAGGAGAAGGCCGAGCAAGTCATTGTCGAAACCGAGCGCGAGATGCGCGCCGCCAGCGAGCCGAGGCAGATCGATGAACACGCAGAACACACAAGCATCTGACGAGAATTTGCCGGTGCCGTCCGACCGCGAGGTCGAGGAGCACGCCGCCTCGATGCAGTCGACGCCGATGATGCTGCTGCAGCAGGCCATCGAGAAAGGCATGAGCATCGACGTGCTCGACCGGCTGATGGCGCTGCACGAGCGCTGGGAAAAGAACAACGCGCAGCGCGAGTTCGCCGCTGCGTTCGCCGCCGCCAAGGCCGAGATGCCGGTGCTGGAAAAAAATCGCTTGGTCGGCTTCGATGCCAAGAAGGAGGGCGGCCGGCGCACCGCCTATAAGCACGCGGACCTCGCGGAGATCGTCGGCAAGGTCACGCCCGTCCTCGCCAAGCACGGGCTGTGGCATCGCTTCAAACAAACATCGGAGCCCAACCAGCCGATCACCGTGGTCTGCATCATCGGCCACGCGGCGGGGCACACGATCGAGAGCGAGCCGCTGACCGCCGGCCGCGACGACAGCCAGTCGAGCATGAACTCGCTGCAGCGCATCGGCTCGACGCTGACCTACCTGCAGCGCTACTCGCTGATGGCCGCGCTCGGTCTCGCCGCTGCTGGCGATGACGACGACGGCGCCATGGTCGATGTCACACCGATCACCGCCGAGCAAGCAGCTGATCTCGCCGAGAGAATGAAACTCGCCGGCATCAAGCCCGAACGGTTCAAGGAGAAATATCACATCGAAACGCTCGCACAGCTGCCGCAGGCGCAGCTGCAGGACGCGCTCGACAGCATCGCCGCCTTCAAGGCGCAGAAGGAGGCGCGGCAATGAAGCAGCCCCAGAAATGCTCCTGCGGCTCGGGCATGCAACGGCAAGCGGTGTACGACGGGCACAACATTTTCCTGACGTTCGCCTGCGACAGATGCCGGCTGAAAAAGCTCGCCGAGTTTCGGCCCGACGTCCTCGAATTTTACACCACCGACGAACCGATCGAGGCCGAGTGATGGTCGAGCAGAACACGCCCGAATGGCACCAGCAACGCCTGGGCAAGCTGACCGCCTCACGCTTCAGCGACGCGGTAGCGCGCACCAAGAACGGATGGGGCGCATCGCGCACGCGCTACATCGGCGAGCTGGTCAGCGAGCGGCTGACCGGTGTGCCCTATCCCAAATTCCAGAATTCGGAGATGCAGCGCGGTCTGCTGATGGAGCCCGAGGCGCGATCGACCTACACATTCTTCCACGACGCCGACGTCGAGCGCATCGGCTTTATTGATCATCCCACCATTGCCATGTCGGGCTGCAGCCCTGACGGCCTCGTCGGTAGCGATGGGCTGGTCGAGATCAAATGCCCAGCGACGCACACGCACATCGCCACGCTGAACGGCGAGGCGATCGACATCGCCTATGTCGCGCAGATGCACTGGCAGATGGCCTGCACCGGCCGGCAGTGGTGCGACTTCGTTTCCTACGATCCGCGCATGCCGGTCGAGATGCGGCTGTACGTGCAGCGGATCAAACGCGACGACATGCTGATCCGCATGATGGAAAAAGACGCGCAGATGTTCCTCGACGACGTCGACCGCGCCGTCGAGCAGCTGCACAAGCGCTACCCGCTCGAACGAGCGGCGTAGGTCGAGAGGCGTTGAGGCCCGATGTCGCCTCTCGCAGTCGGGCCGAGCGGTAGGTTGGCAGTCTGCTCGGCCCGACACTGTTTGTTAGGAGTGAGTGATCGATGTCAGCGCCGATGATGTACCGCTGGGACGGCGAGGCGATGCAGCTGCTGCCGTATTTCCAGAAGCAGGCAGACAAGGTGTTCACGATCGGCGAGACCTATCGGCTGAGCGAAGTCGAGAGCCGCTCGATGCGCTCGCACCGACATTTCTTCGCCTGCATCAACGAAGCCTGGAACAACCTCGATGAGGAGGACACCGATCGCTTCCCGTCACCTGATCATCTGCGCAAGTGGGCGCTGACCTACACACCGTTCTGCACTGTGCGGCAATACGACGCCGCCTCGAATGCGGAGGCGATCCGCCTGCGTCACTTCCTGCGCAGCGGCGACGACTTCGTGCGTGTCGAGGTCGACGGCAAGACGGTGCGCGAATTCAAGCCGCATTCGCAGGCAGTCGCGGCGATGCCAAACAACAAGACGTTCCAGGCGAGCAAGGACGCTGTGCTCGACATTCTGGCGCGCAAGCTCGGCATCACCACCGACGCGCTGGAGGAGGCGGGGAGGCGAGCAGCTTAGGCCGGCGTGGCGCAACGGCAGACGCAGCGCGGGTGTAACCGACCTGAGCACTGTGCGGGTTCGACTCCCGCCGCCGGCATCAAACATGGGAACGATGAAGCACAAGATCAGATTGGCATCGGCGCTGCTGGCGCTCGGCGATATCCCGTACGAGCACGCCAAGTCGATGTCGGCCGATCAGATCATCTCGCTTTATCAGTTTGACCACTACCCGATCCGCAAGCGCGACGGCGGCCCGTTCATGCCGTGGAATTTGGTGCCACGACTGATCGCTGCGCACCGGCACAAGACCAGCACGTACGACCAGCCGCAGATCGCCAAGGACCGGCGGCTGCAGGCGAAGCAGGCGCTGCACGATGAGCGCATGGCAGCAAAGGGACAGCGATGAGCGACAGCGACGCGATGGTTATCAATGTCCAATGCGTGACCGGCCACGATGCGCCGGATGACCACTGGGTCCAGGTGACGTTCGCGCACCTGCCGAGCGAGGAAACAGCCGAGCTGCTGGGTATAGCGCTGCACGACGTGCTGCAGGAGCACATCAATCCGATCCTGGCCGGCTACCAGCAACAGAGGCGCAGGCAATGAGCACTAACTTCCCCTGCCCGCAATGCGGCGGCCCCAGCCAGGTGGTCGACACCAGGGGCACAACGGCGATGCCAGGAGTGCGGCGGCGGCGCAGATGCCTGCTCTGCAGCCACCGTTGGACGACCTACGAGACGCACGGGCAGATGGTGAAGGAGAGCACGGCGCGCGCGATCCGGCGAGCCATCGTGGCGCTGCAGACGATCTTCGATGCGCGCAAGCCCAAGCACCACGATAGGCCCGAGCCATGAGCAGATTGCCATCCGGTCTCACACAGCTGCCAGGAGTGCCCGACAGCAGCACCGCGATCCCAGGCATGGCCTACTTCGCCGGCAGCGGCCCCTGCGGCACGACATGCGGCGGCTGCGAGCATCGTGGTTATCGCCGCGAGACGCGCAAGGGACAATGGGACGACCAGCTCAAGGATTACATCACGCGCACCTATAGCTACGGCGGCTGTGCGATGTTTCGCGCGCTGACCGGCAACTACGGGCCGGCGGTGGATAAGGACAATCCGAGCTGCAAATATTTCGAGGCGAAAAGCGGGAGCCGGTCGACATGAGGCTCGATCAAAAACTCGAGGACCACCGCATCCAGCGCGGCCCGATGGGCAGCGAGCACGGCGACAACTTCGGCATGTTCGTGATCCCTGGTCCGTGCGGTCAGGCGCTGACCATCATCGCCAGCGACGGCGAGCTGCCGTCCGACAATCCGCTCGGCGGCTGGGAGCACGTCTCGGTGTCTGGCCGTCGCGTGCCGAACTGGCAGGAGATGAGCTTCGTCAAAAATCTGTTCTGGTCGCCCGAGGAGTGCGTGGTCGAATATCACCCGCCTGCGAGCGAGCACGTCAACAATCATCCGCGCTGCCTGCACATGTGGAGATGGACACGCGGCGCATTTCCGATGCCGCCCTCGATCCTGGTCGGCGTCAAACAACTGGGCAACCTGGAGGAGGCCGACGATGCAAAAATTTGATCTGCATATCCGCGTGTTGAGCGCCGAGAAGTTGGCGACGATCGTGCAAGTGCTCGACGGCGAGGCGCTGCTGATGAAGATGGAAGCGGTGACGCGCGATGATGATCATCGCCCGCGTCAATCGCCGCACTACCTCAACGGCAAACGCCTGAAGGGCATACTCGGGCGCGATCTGTTTTTGCTCACCATGGCTGACGGCAAGGAGCACAGCCGGCGCGAGCTTGAGAAGGCGTTCACCTCGATGGGCTTCCACTCGCATTCGCATTCGTCGCAGGCCTCGATGCTGAAACAGCAGCAGATGGTCGAGATAACCGAGACCGGCTGGAAGCTGACCGCCAAGGGGGCCGTCGAAGCGGCCAAGGTGCGGGCGGCGGCGGCGGCGGCGAAAAAGTGAGTCCCACCAGGGCCTTGCTACCTCAAAATAAGGTAGTTGACAGCCTACGCAAAAATTTCGTATTCTCGGAGGCATAAGAAACGTGGATACCGATCTCTACACGCTGGCTGAGACCTGCCGGAAACTGAGAGTGAGCCGATGGTGGCTCATCCCGTTCCTCAACAGTCTCGACCAGCAGCACTACCGAGAAGCCGGCAACAAGAAACTGTTCTCAGCTACTGACATCAACAACATCATCGGAGCAATGCAATGCCGTTCTATCTGCAGGCCCCCATCCAGGGCAAAACCAAATTCTGGTACGTTCGCGGCACCCACGGCTCGATCAACATCGACGCCTGGAAAAAAGGCGGCCGCTCTACGCGAGCAACTACGGAGCGCTGCGCTGATCGGATCAAGCAGCGCTGGGAGCGTCTCGCCGAATACGGCTACCTCCCTGACGGCACCCACATCACCGTCGCCAACGCACCCGTCGAGCCCGTCAACCCCAAAGACGTAATGACGTTCGCCGATGCGGCGGCGAAGTACATTGAGTGGAAGGGGCTGGTCGAGGGCAGCAAGCCGTGGCGCTTCATCAATCGCATGGTCGAGCACAAGTCGCCCAAGCACGGCGTGCTCGGCAAGCTGCTGTGCAAGAACGTGGTCGACGACGTCGTGCTCGCGGCCGCCAGCGAGTGCTTCGGCGCCACCGGCAAGGCGGCGACCAAAAATCGCGGCGTCTACTCGCCGATCATCGCTGTGCTCAATCGCGCCGGCTTCGGCGAGATCACCGCCAACATCAAGCGGCCGGTCGGCTGGAACAGCTACGCGCACTGCAACTTCATCCAGGTCGGCGATGAGCTGGACGCGCTGCTCACCGCCGCCGATCAGCTCGGCGATGAGCTGGGGCTGTTCTGCGAGATGCTCGCCTACACGCCGACCCGCTACGGCATGATGCTCGGGCTGCGCGTCTGCGACGTGAACCTCGACGACGCCACCGCCTACTTCAGGGGGCTGGGCGTCGATGCCCGCACCAAGAATGGCGAGAGCCAGCTGTGCGCGCTCACCGAGCGGCTGGTCGTGCGGCTGCGGGCGCACGTCGCCGGCAAGGACCCGAATGCGCTGGTGTTCAGCCGGCGCGGCAAGACCACCCGCAACTTCCAGAAAGCGCTGCGCGCGGTGCCTGGGCTGTTCGAGCGGCTGGAGCCGCGCCATCGCGGCTACCACGTGCTGCGCCACACCTACGGCACGGCGATGACGCGCCTGGGCGTGAACCTCCTGGACACCGGTGGCTGGAAGTCGCCGCAGGCCGCCGCCCTCTACAAGCACGTGGTCTCGCCCGAGGCGCGCCGCGTGGCCGAGCTGCCGTCGCGCCCGCTGCTGGCGCCGGTTCCCCCGACCCCGCTGCGGGCCGTGACCATCTGAGCGGAACTTAGGAATAGACGTGGAGGTGTCGGTTCCTCCGGTTCCCAACAGCCGACAAATCCTTTAAACATCGCTACTTATGAATTTGATGCCCGTTCCCTATCGCGGAACGGGCATCAAGCTTTGTGGGGTAGGGAAACCAGCATTCCTGCGGGTTTCTGAAAACGCGCCTGGGGCTGTAGGGTGAACATGGGTGTTGTTTGGTGACGTGGAGACGTGGAGCTGACGTGGAGGCGTGGAGCCCCGCTGGCGCGCTGAGATCGCTGCTTTGACCCGATGCCCAGGCGGCTACACTGCAGCTCACTAGTGACGCTCCTGGCACGCCTGGAGGCCCTTGTGATCGAGACCCTGGCCGCGATCGACGCCCCGCACTTCCTGGCCGGCGTGGTGCTCTGGAATGACCGCGTGGTCGAGGCGGCCGATATCGTCGGCTACATGAAGCGCAAGCGCTGGACGCGCGATCAGGTCCGCGACTACTGCCGGCGCCAGGGCTGGACGATCACAGTGGTGCATCAGATCGAGCGGCGTGATATCGTCCGCTCCACTAGGAGACCGTGATCTCGCCCGCCGTCTCGCTCCGAGCGGCGGGCTTTTTTTTGACCAAAAAAATAGACCCGCCCCCACCTATGCGGGCGGGAGCGGTTTTTGGTAGTTTTCTGGATATCGCAAAAACCTGGGAGGCAGCGCCATGCCATCAGGCGTCTATCAACGTACCCCCGAGCAGAAGGAAGCCCGCGCCAAGAAATTCGCGGCGACGATGCGCGAGCGCTATGGCGAGGACTGGGCGAAGAAGAAAGCCGAGAAAGCCGCCAAGGCCGCCAAGGCGAACAAAAAAAAGAAGGCAGCGGGCAAGCGCGACTACAGAGCCGAGCGCGTGCGGCGCAAGCAGCTCGCTGCCGGCAAGGGTGCGCCGCGCCACCCAGGTCGGCGGCGGCAGACCGTCCCCGACGGCATGACAGCATACGAAGCGAAGCTGACGCGCCGCGCAAAGAAGCAAATGCTGCTGCAGGGGCCGCTGCCGAAGCAGCATGGCAATGCCAAGTTTGCGCCCCAGGTCGTCGTGCTGGAAGCGGACGGCACGCTGGCAACCTACGTCCTGACAACGGTGCGAGCCTATGTCCGCCAGCCGTAAGACCACGCGCGCATTGACGGCCAGCGAGATCGCCGCGCTGGAGCGCTGGCCCACCGATATCGCGCTACCGGATCACCCCGATGCCAAGCAGGATGCGATCGATCGGCTGGCGCGCATCGGCACGCCTAAGCGAAGCGCCAACGCACCTTGCCCTTCCCGTTGATGCCGATGCGGTCGGCGACCGGCTCGGTCAGATCGATGCCGGCATCGTTGGTCGGCACGC